TGATACCAGAAGTTGAAGCACTAGCACGACCTGCGAGGTCCATGTGTTGTGCGCCAAGTTTAGCATTCTTGTAAATTACACGAATAACTTCGCGATTAATTTCTGAAAGAATTTCAGTGCTAAGAATGTTAGCAAGTTCTGTTTCTGCATCAAGTCCGTGAACTGCTTTCAAGTCCTGTGCGAGTTCAGTTGTGTATTCTGCTTTCAATGCTCTTGTCTTTGCTTATACGGCAGTTCGTTCGATACTGAATGCCATTTCGTTGAATGCGTTTCCAGAAACACCGAGGTTTTCTGCACTACTGCGGGTCATTCCAGAACTGACAGCATATGAGCCACCTGCGGTTGTACCTACATCTGCGAATAGAGGGTCGTTGTTGCCAGCGTCTGCAGCGTATGCCGCTGTACCACCACCAAATGCTGATGGTGTTTCGTTGTGTAATGCTTCTGTACCACCTTGTGTAGAGTATTTAGAGCGCATTGCAAAGATAAGTCCTGTAGGACCTGTCATTGGTTGCACACCTGCTACATCATAGGCAATAAGGTTAGGCATTGCACGGCGAACAAGTGAGATAAGAATTGGGTCATATCCCTGCATATTGCTGTTATTGTTTGCTGTCGCAAGACCAAGACCGTCACCAACTGCGTTAGTTGGCGATGCTTCATTTAAGTTATTACTTTCGCGGAGTGCTTCCTCTTGATTTTCCAAAAGAATAGCAGTCACGCTTTTCCGATAATTGTCCTGAATGTTTTCCATATCAGGATGTTCTAATACAGGATTCCACTTTTCTTTAAGTAGGTCTGCTTTTCCTAAGTTAGTGTCCATTTGAAAATACTCCTTTTACGATTTATCAAATTTGTTTCTTTGTTATTATTATACCCTATTATGTATAATTGTGGGTTTTTACGATTACTTATCTTTGAGTTGTTGACTCAATGACTGGACATACTTGCCCATCACGCCATCAACATTTTGATGCTTTGTGTCTTCGTCAATCATTCCTGTTTCATCATAGTTTGATGCTTCTGGATTTGATTTATCGAAGTAACTTTCCTTGAGAATGTTTAGTTTATCTCTGTATTGTTTTTCAGATTCAAACTCTACACCTTCTGCCAGTGAACGAAGTTTTTCGACTTCTGTGTCTACAAGACCTTCTGTTGTTTCGTTGAAAACTTCTTCGCAACGATGTTCGAGAACTTCTTTACGAAGGGAAATGTTATTTTCCATTTCTTCGTTTACTTGACCTTCAAGTTGTTCAATCTTTGTTGCCATTCCATCGATAAGGTCATACTTTTCGTTTGGAACATCAACATAACAACTTTCAAATAGTCCTTTAAGACCGTGAATGAAATTCTCTGCAATATCACCACGAATGCCTCTTTCGATTGCAAGTTCGTTTGTTTCCATCCATTCTTCAACAACATATCCAAGATAGTCGTCAAGTCGTTCGGTTAGTTCTTTACGAATACTTTCTACACTTTCGGACACGACTGTATCGTGGTCTTCTCGTAGTTCTTTTTCGATTTCGTTTACACGGGTCGAAATAGCCGCTTCAAAGATTGTGGTTGCTTTTTCTTGAAATTCTTCGGATAGGTCTTCACCATCAAAAAGAATTTCCATATGTTCTTTCTTTATTTTATCAACTTTACTTGATGCATCAGAAGGTGACATTTTTGGCTCTTTTTGCTTCTTCTTACCCTTTTCAGTCTTGGTTGCTTTTTTACCGTCAGCGGCCTGATTATCTTCGACATCAAGAATAGTTTCGGCTTCGTCAAGGTCTTCGTCATCGTCCTTACCGTTCTTACCGTTCTTACCGTTCTTACCGTTTTTGCCGTTCTTGCCGTTCTTCTTTAACCAAGGAGGTAGTTCACCTTCATCGACTTCATCTTCATCTTCGTCATCTGAATCATCTGAATCATCTTTGCCTTTACCCTTTTTCAAGAATGCAGGAGGCACTTTACCTTCTTTGACTTCATCTTCGTCTTCATCTTCATCGTCATCTTCTTCGATTTCTTCATCGTCATCCTCGGATTTCTTTGCTTCGAGCAAAGCATCATCATCGAGCAAATCTTCTAGAATCTCGTCTGATGTTGCATCTTCTTCAAGGCTTCGTTTGTATTCGCCTTCAAGAATTTCTTTTGCTGTTGCAATGGGGTCTTTATAGTCCATTTTAAATTACTCCTTGTTTCCTTTTGAGTCTATAATAGTAGTTTTATTTATATTAATTACAACTTTGACATAAATCTATTAAATGCCAATAGTTTCTTTTCTTCTAATTCTTTTCTGGCTGCGCCTTCAATTAATTCTTTATATGATTCAATTTCTCTTGCGCGGATAATTCCATTATCCCATACCCACTCTTTACCTTCCATGATACCATTTACAAATGCATCTGGCGCGGATGGGTCGGATACAATATCAACTGCCGCCAACATAAAATCTCGTTGAACTTCATTGATACCATTTCGTTGTTTTAATGAACCCATACCCCTTGAAGATACTCCTAATTTCGCACCTTCATCCATAAGATTTTTTACAATCTTTCCGTATGGTGTATCAAGTATTTTTGCCTTACCAATGACATCGTTACCTTCAACTTTTAGGTCTTTGATAATATGAGAAACCCTTTCAAGATTTACACTCGGTCCTTCTGGATGTCCAAGTTCTCCCATTGCTCTGTTGCTTTTGACATAACTTTCATTATACCTTTTAACTTCGTCCATCAAGGTTTTCTTGGGATATACTCTACCGTTTCTGTTCTTCTTTTCGGATTGCATGAAAATACCTTCAATAAAGTAGTTTGACTTTTCTCCATCTTTGGTATCTTCTTTGATGTATTGTACATCTTCTAGATGTTCTGTTATTAGAAACATTTTACTTAATCTCCCTCTCCCTTCCTTTTTCACGCTTTTGTCGGTCACTCAAATCTTTGATGCGTTCCTGTGATACTGCAATCTTTTCTTTCTCTTTTGCGATATCTACATCGGTCGCTTCTTCTACACCATCTTCTTCGTCATCAGATTTCCAATTCTTATCGACATAGTTGTAAAATTCTTTTTTCTTATCGCCCTTGAGTTGGTCTGGTTGTGTTACACCGAATTTCTTTAATGCGGATTTGAAGAATTTTTGATATGCTTCTTTATCGTCTTCTCCTTCCTCATTACAACCGACACAACCTTTATTGTTGTATGTTTCGTCTACAATATTTGCTGTCTTTTCTTCTAATGCCCGTTCAGTCTTACTATACAGTAAACTATTTAAATAGTTCTTGGCATCGAGTAGGTTCTCTGAAATTACGGCATCTATAATTTTTGAAGCATTCATATGGATTATCCTTTAATTTTCTTTACGGCAAAATCTACCATATCATTAAAACCCTTTCTGCTTGCGGAAAGAGAATTTCTCAAAGTATTCTGATTATCTTTATTTAGCGAATCATGAAGTTCTATAAGCCGATTTGCTGATTTCTGGGTGATTTTAACAACATCACCATTTTCACAAACAAAATTAGTTTCGTTGCCATTAACAGAAGCATCCATAAGGGATTCTGCTATCTCTGTACTTTCTTGTTTTACATCTTCAACTGGTGCAGGATTTGATATAATATCCTTTGCGATATCTTGTGTACGAACATTTACTGCATTTTGAATCTTATTGGTGGCGGCAGAATTAAATGCGTCCCTGAATCCAGAACCGTCTTTATTTAATATCGATGACACCATCTTGTTTAATAGTGGTTTATTTTTACTCATTAGTAATTCTCATCTCCTTCTCCTTCTCCATATGCGCCTTGTTTATCTTCACTTTGCATTTGACTGTCAATAATTTTAATATCTTCTTCACTCTGTTGCAAGATGTTTTTCCGTACCCATTCAATAGAATAGTACTTACCTATGTAGTCATCTATCTGACTTAACATATCTAATCTATCTTTCATTACTTCACCTTCTTTTAATTCGGTGAAATGTGAATCTTTTAGCCATCTATATGTTATTTTATCACTAATTATCTGCCAATCTTCCTCTGTGATAATGCCCTTCAATACGAGTTGGACTCTTAGTAATTGCTGAAATAACTCTGAGAATTTGTTTCTAAGTCGTTCAATAAACTTAAAGAATTTTAATTCATCTCTTGTAATTTCGGACGCCCTGCCCATATTAAATCCATTGTCTGACTCAAGACGACTGCTTGGAACATTTAAAGATAGATATAGTTTCTTCTTAAAGTATTCTACATCTTCCATTTCTCCAAGGTTTTGTCCGCCGTCAAGGGTAGAAATCTCTGTTCCTCGTCCACCATCTTTTCGTGGTAGCCAATAATCTTCCATCATTGACATGTGCCGTTTATCGTCACGCATTTCTCCAGTACTGGCATCATATACCATCTTATTTCTATAACGATTCATAATATCACGAAGATATTGTTCTGCTTTTTGTTTTGGTAAGTTGCCGACATCAATATAGAAAATTCTTCGTTCGGGGGCTCTTGATATTCGGTAAATAACCACTGCATCTTCTATCATTCGTAATTGGTTAAGTGGCTTAATTGCCTTTTGTAAAAATCCAAATACTCGTCTGCGAGTTGCATCATACATTCCTGAATGAACATAGCAAATTGAATCTGGTGCTACTTTAATACCCTCTGTTGTGGTGGGGTCTTTATCCCGTTCACTGTAAATATAAAATTCTTCTACATTATCTACAATATCGAATCGTGATATTGCTGTGCCTGCGGGTTTCTTTTCTATCTTTTTAACCTTTCTAATTTTGGTGGGGTCTATTGCACGAAGTTCCTGAATGCCTTTTTTAGAAGCATTGTCATCAATCATTATATGGTAATATACCCTAGAATCTATGTACCATCGCCTGAAAATATCATACCCCCTATCTTTAAATTTAAGAAGTTTTAATATTTCATCAAACTCTGTTTGCATTTTATCTTTAATTGCATCAGAATAATCAAGGTCATCTAGTATAAGTTGAACGGGGGTTTTCTGTTCATCATATACTATTGCATCGTTTACAATATCGTCTACTGCAATTTCAATTTCTGGATGTAGTGACATGTCCCTGTATTTGTTGATTAAATCTATGTCACTCTTAATAGTTCCATTAAAATCAACATAAGAACCATAAAAACCCCCTGCCTCGATAATAGCAGCGCCGTCATCCGTGTCTGGTGGAACAAAAGATTTTAAATTCTTGTTCTCAGATGTACCCTGCATTGAGGCAGGTTCTTTTCCTTTTCTTCCTAGTCTAAATCCGAATATATCAATTGGCATTACACTTTCCCTTCATAATAATATTTTTCAACCAATACTACACCTCTATATATTACCCTTTACGAACTGGTGGAATACCATCGGTAACACCATCTGTAGCAGTCCAATATGAGTATTGTAATGTCACCGTGAATTCGTGAATAGTGTCAGTGGTTTCGTATGAAACTTCCATTGCAGATAATTCTGTTGGAAAACAGTTTACCATCTTATATGCATGAATTGTTTCCCCTTTACGGTCAAATTGTCTAATAGTCCAATCTTGAT